GCAATCGCATTCGCTGACGCTGCAGCAGACGCATAGTCTGTAAACAGTACCTTTAATGGGGGGCGGGAGTTCACTCTCCTGTCCCCCTTAATACTTTAATGATATAATACAAACAAGGAGGATACAAATGGAAAATAATAATTCATTTTCAGAAGATAAAGAACAAAAAATTTCTACAGGCTATTGGTCAACTCCAGAGCAAGTTGCTCAGGCAGCAGAATCAGTTGTTGAGCCAGCAGTAGAAGCAGAAGCACCAGTTGTTGAGGCACCAGTTGCCGAAGCAGTTGTTGAAGCACCTGCAGTAGAAGAACCAGTTCAGTCGCTAGGCTTTACAAAGACAGGCGCTATTGGCTCCATGGCAGCAGATGGTAAACAAAAAAATATTAAACCAGAAAATCAAAATGGAGACAAAGTTGCTATTTACTCAACAAGCAATGTTCGTTGGGAAGAAGCAAGTGGAGCCATTTACAAAGGTGTTAATATTGTAACAAAAGATCAAGCAGACAAGTGGCTTACTCGCTCACATGTTCGCTTAGCAACACCCGAAGAAGTCCAAAAGAGTTTAGGGTAATTAAAGATGGAGATATTGAGAGTTTCGCCATATGCAGACATATCTGTTGATTTTGTGGTTCCTGCGGGAATAACATCATCGACAATAACTGTTAACATAACAGATATGGCGGATCTTTCAATATCGACATTAACATTTTTAAACAAATCAGCAGGGAATACTATTGATATATCTTTGTCAGGAAAATACGACTCTTCATATAGGGTTGAAATTGTTAAAAATCTTGGGGCAGTTGGAGAAGTAATTCTTCAAGATGAAACTTATGAAATCGTAAGACCATACGTAGATCCATCAAGAAAAGCATCTACAGCATCAGACATTGCTACCTATACAGCAAATGAAGAAATTGCAAGAGCAATTATTGACTCAATAGTTATAGAAGGATTTTATTATAAGAAAAAAGTTTTACATTTTACGGGAACTGGAGCAGACTATCTGCCAATCTGGGATGACGTAAAAAAGGTTTTAGCGGTATACGAAAACAACAAATTAGTAGAAGATAGAGAATACGAAGTATCATCAGACAAAACAGCAATCATTGAGAAGTCATCAGACAACATTAATCGTGCAGAGTCTTCCCCATTAGTTTTACCTGCTGCAGCATCAGATTCTCTAGACCCACAGTTTATATACAGAGGGTTTGGTAAAACATGGGATTACCTAATAACTGTTGAATATGGATATACAGCAGTGCCGTCAGACATTATTAGAGCAACAGAGATGTTAATCCATGACCTAGAGTGCGGAAAATTAGATTACTACAAGAGATTTATTTCTTCTTATAACACAGATCAATATAGAATTCAGTTTGATAAGGGTCTTTTCGAAGGAACAGGAAACATAATTGTAGACAAGATACTTTCAAAGTATACTAAGTCTATTACAAAACTTGGGGTGTTATAATGACAGTTTGTGAAACACCAGACTTTATGTTTCCAATGCAAGCATCTGTGTATCATCCAATAGTTGATCAAGGTGAATTTGGTGCAATAAAAAAACATTGGGTGCTTGACAGAGTTTTTGCTTGTAGTTTTTCTTCAGGAGGATCAGCATTTAAAGAAGAAGTAAAACCAAATGTAAACATAACTCAAAACTCAATCCTTATTGGAAGAGCAAAATCAGACATTAGAATTTCTTTGCTAGATAGCAAAAATGCTTTAACTAACATATTAATATCTGACATTAAAGATCAAGAAGGAAACCTTATTTATATGGAGACTTCAGGTCCTAGATCTGGCAAAGGCACCTTGTTTGAAGTAGCGACCTACGAACCTTTTACTGGCCCATTTGGCGTAGTTGAATCTTACAAGTTGGTAATAAGAAGATCAGAGAATCAGTCAGGTGATGTATGATAACAACATTTAACTCAAAACAATTTAAGAAAGATATGAGCAATATTATTGACTACTCTATAGGATTTCTAGAAGGAGTTCAAAGAGGAAAGACTGTATTTCTAAAAACATTAGGCATGGAAACAGTAGAGGTAATGAAAGAATTTATAGACTCTAACGCAAGAGTTAATCCTGAAATGCTTCACCATGTTTATGAGTGGACTATGACTGGAAGCCCAGATGCAAGACTGTATGATATATCTTACACAACTAGCAATCTAGGGTTATCTTTTCGGTCATCATTTAGACAGTCAACATCTATTAAGGATGGATCTCGTACACCATTCTATGACAAAGCAAGAATTATGGAGTATGGAATTCCAGTTACAATTAGACCAAAGGTTGCACAGGTTTTAGCATTTGAGGATGGTGGAGAAACTATATTTACTAGAGGTCCAGTGCAGGTAATGAATCCTGGAGGAACAGAAGTAGAAGGTGGTTTTGAAAAAGCCTTTGATATGTTTTTCAATAAGTATTTTTCACAAGCATTTTTAAGAACAAGTGGTATAGCAAAATATCTTGAAAATCCACAGGTATATAAAAAGAATATGCCAGCAGGTAAAAGAATGGGTAAGGCAAAAGGCCTATCAACTGGATACCGATGGATTGCTAACGCAGGGATGGGTGCATAATGGCTGCAGTAATTCATCATCCACCTACAATTATTAATGCTTATCTGGCAGCAAAGATAAGTCCAAACTTTAACCCAGATACAAACACAAGCATTGGAACAACATATTTTTTCCCAACACTTCCAACAGAAATTGATGCTTTGACTGAAACATTTCCACAAAGCAATGGGGTCTTTGGGGTATATGACAGAATGTTTAAAATGAGAAGAACTCCATTTCCATATATTAAGTGTGAGCAACTTCTTTACTATTTTTATTCAGTAGGAGACAACGCACAGAGAAATATGGTTATAACCCAACAACAGGTAAGTGACTTGCTTGACAATGGTGACGACTCAGCAAAAGACCTTAATGAATGGGCCCAAGCAAACCTAGATTATCAGACCATAGACTCTAAGCCTGTATTCTTTCATAACTTCAAGATCTATCAACTAGAAGAAACCAGAGATATTGTAGACTTTGGCACAGCCCGTACCTATGCGGGGAATAAGATAATTATAGACTACGACTGGCACCCACTAGAATTACCAGCATAATAAAAAGGCTGTATAATTGATTTGAGGAAACAACCCCCTTTTAATAAAATGAAAGAGGTGAGATATATGGCATACAGCCGTGGTTCAAGTAGTAACATTATCGTGGGTGCAGCAGCACTTTTTACACATAATGCAGGTCCAATCGGATACAATGAAGTAGATGGCAAGATCACTGATGCTCAAGCAGCAACAGACCTTCCAGCACTTACAGCATCCTCAACATCCTACAAGGATACTTTGTCAGACTCCGTAACAGGCGCTGGCTATACAAACATCGGTTACACATCAAATGGTTTGGAACTCGCATTCCAACCAGATTTTGGTGACGTAGCAGTAGATCAACTTCTCGACGTTGCTCGTTTATTCAAGCAAGGTATGACAGTTAATCTAAATACATCTTTTGCTGAATCAACACTAGAAAATCTTCTAGTTGCGATTGCAGGAAAAGGTGGAGTTGGTGGAGACTTATCTCCAGAGGCATCAGGTCTACAGACTCTCAAGATGTCTGCAGGCGACATTGGTGACGTTCCACTAGAGCGTGGTATTGTAGCAGTAGGACCAGGTTCTGGTTCTTCTCTAGATCCAAAGGAAAGAATCTATGTAGCATACCGTGCACTCTCAATTGAGAATGTAACAGTATCTGCAAAGCGCGATGAAGCAACAATGTTTGAGGTTTCATTCCGTCTTCTTCCAAATGACAATGCGTCATATGGTAAGATCGTAGACCGTTCCCTAGCATAATACAACTTAATATGAGAGGCTCAATCCTTCGGGGTTGGGCCTTTCTGTTTGGTATACTTATATAATGGCAACTAAAATATATGACACAAAAAAAATATCATTAGTAGACGATAGAGTAGTTGTTGCTGCTCCACTAAAAATAAAATATCTAAGAGAATTCCTAGAAACTTTTGAAACAATAAAAGAAGCAAAAACAGATGATGAATCAATATCAGTCTTGGCCAAATGCGCTTTAATAGCAATGCAACAGTATTGCCCATCAATTAAAACAATAGAAGATCTAGAAGATAACCTTGACTTGCCAACCATATATGAAGTAATTGATGTAGCAGCGGGAATTAAAATTAACCAAAAGTCAGAAGATACTGTTAAGGATCAGGCAGTTGAAAGCGGATCCACATGGGACACATTAGATTTAGCAAAATTAGAAGCAGAGGTTTTTTTAATCGGTATATGGAAAGACTATGATCAACTAGAATCATCAATGTCAATGCAAGAACTGACAGCCACATTAAAAATAAAAAGAGAATTAGACTATAGTGATAAAAAATTTGTTGCTGCGATGCAAGGGGTAGATTTAGATAAGAACTCTGGAAGTGGAAATGAATGGGAAGACATGAAGGCTAGAGTCTTTAGTGGAGGGAAAACGCAAGATGGAAGAGATATTCTTGCATTGCAGGGCGCCAACGCCGAAAGAGCGGGGTTTGGAATTGGAATGGGGCTAGACTATGAGGTTTACGATTAATCAAAAATAACGCTCCGCTATGGTATAATTGACTAAACCTTATAAGGAGGACTAAATGGCAACTGCCACAACAGAAGAGAAGACCGTAACACTAATTGATGGTACTAAGATCAAGGTCAGACCACTTAAAATTTCACTACTTCGTCCGTTTATGAAGAAGTTTGAAGACATTGCAAAAGTTGCAGATGATAACGAAAAGTCTATGGACTTACTTATGGACTGTGTTCAAATCGCAATGAAACAATACAAGCCAGAATTGGCAGAAGACAAGGAAGCCCTAGAAGAAAACCTAGACCTTCCAACAGTATACAAGATTGTCGAAGAGGCATCAGGAATTAAACTTTCTGACGCATCACTACTTGGCAACCTTGCAAATAACTAAATAAAGAGGTGTTAATGGATGGCTGATGTAGAATCCAATATTCATGTAAATATTGATACGTCCGATGCTTTAGCAAGTCTAAAACTTCTACAACGTCAAATATCAGCCTTCCATACACAGATGGCAAAGTCTGGCACTGCAGCATCAGCAGTGGCAGCAAATCAAGCACAAAACTTGATGAACAGCATAAATGCTACTGGACAATTCCAAGCATCAATGCGAACAGTAACATCGAGTACAGAGTCTTTTACTGATGCCTTAGAAAGAAATAAGTTAACCTCAAGAGAATACTTTAGATACACTGGCGCTGCAACAAAAACTTTTGGTAGACTATTTAGATCTGAGTTTGACACATTAAATAAAGTTGCACGAGAGCGTGTAAAGGATCTACAGACCCAATATATTAAGATGGGTCGAGGGGCCAACGGAGCCCTACAGTCAATTGCAGTAAGACCTCTAACTCTTGACATGAAAAATCTTGGCACACAAACTGCCATTGCTGCACAAAGACAGCAACTACTCAATCAATTATTAAAACAAGGATCAACCAACCTTCTAAATTTTGGTAAGAATACTCAGTGGGCAGGTCGCCAGTTGATGGTTGGTTTTACAGTTCCACTGACAATGCTTGGAGTAACTGCTTCTAAGACATTCATGAAACTTGAAGAGCAGGCAATTAGATTTAAGCGTGTATACGGAGAAATGTTTACATCTACAGAAGAAACCGATGCAATGATTAAGCAGATTCAAAGTCTTGCAAAAGAATATACTAAGTACGGCGTTGCAATAGAAGATACAATGAAAATGGCTGCAGATGCAGCAGCAATGGGTAAACAGGGCGCAGCCCTTATGGCTCAAGTTGCACAAGCAACAAGACTTGCTGTTCTTGGTGGAGTAGAACAAGAACAAGCATTAGAAACAACAATATCAGTAACTAATGCATTTGGAGTAGCAACAGAAGATCTTGCTAAAAAGATTGACTTCCTTAACGCAGTTGAAAACCAGACCGTTGTATCAATTGAAGACTTGACCATAGCAATTCCAAAGGCTGGACCAGTTATTCAACAACTTGGTGGAGATGTAGAAGATTTAGCATTCTTCCTTACAGCAATGAAAGAAGGTGGAATCAATGCATCAGAAGGCGCTAACGCACTTAAGTCTGGTCTTGCTTCATTAATTAATCCTTCTGCAAAAGCCAGTGCATTTCTTGGAGACCTTGGTGTAAACATTCGAGGAATTGTTGAGTCCAATAAGGGTGACATCAAAGCAACTGTTGTTGGATTTGCACAGGCACTAGACACTCTTGATCCCCTTAACCGTGCTCGTGCTATTGAGCAACTGTTTGGTAAGTTTCAGTTCTCAAGACTTTCTACATTATTTCAAAACGTAGTAGCCCAGGGTACGCAAGCAAACAGAGTTCTTCAACTAACACAAGCAACCACAGAAGAACTTGCAATCTTGTCACAGCGAGAATTAGATAAGATTCAAAATACAACAACTTATAAATTTAAAAAGTCAATGGAAGATCTTAAGTTGGCTATTGCTCCAGTTGGAGAACAGTTCTTAAAAGCACTAACACCTATTGTTGAGTTTGTTGGAAAGATTCTTGAAAAATTTAATGGTCTAGGAGACGGTAGTAAAAAATTCTTAACAATCTTTACTGTTGCAGTTGCAGGAATAGGTCCAGTTCTACTTATGACATTTGGTCTGATTGCAAACGCTGTTGCTAACATAATTAAAATGTTTGCAGGGATGAAGTCTATGTACAACAGAACAGGAAACGCTAGTAAAGTTTTAGGCGAGCAAACAAACTATTTAACTAAAGAACAACTAGAAGCCTCAGCAGTAGCAGCATCTCTTGATCAAGTTCACACTAAACTTAAGCAAACCTTTACATCTGAAACCACAGCAGTTAACATGTTGGCAAATGCATATAGAAGAGCCATTGCAGCACAGGCAGGATTTACTGGCCCACCTGCTGGTAAAAGAATGCCTAAACTTAAATATTCTACTGGAACAACAAGAGTTCCAGGAACTGGAAATAAAGATACTGTTCCATCAGTACTTACTCCTGGAGAAGCAGTAATTCCAGCAGAGGCTGCACAAGATCCAGCGAATAGACCTTTCATTGCTCATATGGTTGCAGGTGGAACGGTACAAGGATTTAATGGAGGTACAACAAACGCTCAACCTGTTGCAATGAGTGAAACTCACGTAGGAGGTAAAAGCGAACCTAAATTAATTTCAGACATACTCAAGGCTCATCCAGAAATGAGTGAGAATCAAAGACTAAAACTTATAACAATGCAACAGGTTCTTTTGTCACAAGGTTTGCCAGCAGTAACAACCGTAAAGCATGGATTGATGTTTGATTTCCCTCTTGAGATCAATAAAAAAATGTACGGACAAGGAATTCCTAAACAAGCATTTATAGACGAATGGCTAAAAAATGGTCCATCAAAATGGCATCCATCTGGAATGTCTCCTGTACAAGCAGAAGCACTAGACAGAGAACTTTTAAAGTTAGTTAGAGAATCTCCTTCAAAAATGGTTAATGATGACCTACTGAAACATTTATATGAAAAGGAACTTCCAAAAAGAATAAGCCCAAATGATCCAGGATATATAAAGTCTAGACAACTATATGCAGCAGATGTTAGATTTAATATGGGGCAAGGACTAGGAACAACTCCAGAAACAAGTAAGGCAATACTTGACAAAGCAGCATCAACAATAAATCCAGCAACTGGAAAACCTTATATTGCAGGATATGAAATTAAGACTAGGTTTTCAGAAAGCCAAGGGAAAACAGTAACATCCTCTGGAACTGTAACACTTAATCCAGGCATCTATGATGGGTTTGAAATTAAAGAGCCAACAACTGTAAACATGAATAGACTTGGATCGGGAACAACTCCTAAGTTTTCTCAAGGCGCAAAATCAAAAGATAAAACAAAAATATCAGTTCCTTTAAAGGCTCCAGAATTAGTTGATCTTGAAAAAGCAATGGAGCATAAAGAAAAATTAAGAGCAGTTGCAATTGAAGCATCTCAAACTACCTATGGGGCAAAGAAACCAACAAACTTTGGTAAGCAGGAAACACAAAGTTCTGGAAGAAGCAATTTTATGTCTACTATTGGTGGAGTATACACAAAGCCAGATGGTTCAAAGGTATTTGTAAAACCAATGCTAAGCGAGTTAGATGCTATAGCAGAAAAAAGAGCAACAGAGATTGCAAGAAATGTTCACGGACTGGTAGCGCCAAAACAAAAAATCACAACAATGATTGACCCTACAGATATTGATGAGCCAGATGTTAATAAAAAGAGAAAAGTTATTGTTTTAGAATCTAAGTTTGATCCAAGGTTTGATCCAAATACAATGCCAAAGACATTTACCGAAAGAGATTATTTTAGACAACTAGTAGCGTCAAGCCTTCGTGCAGACAAAGATCTTAAAAAAGGAAACTTGGGAGGAAATGTTATAGCAGATGTTGGCGCTGCTGGTGTATTTGATAAGGCATCTGGCACAAGATCTTATTCCGCAGGGCTTCCATCTATGCAAGAAATTGCAATGCACAACTTGAAGGGTGTTCCAGGAGCAAACGCAAATGCATCACCATTCTGGTTTGGAAATGCGACAGCAGATATTCCTCAAGGAATTAAGTCTGCAGACCAATATGAAAAAACAATAAAGGATGAGATCAACAAAACACTTCCAAAACTAAGAAAGACTATAGACGGTTTTAAACTTGCTGATGGAGACCCAGCCAAAAAGGTTTATGAGGACATGTATAAGAGACTTCAGGCTGGCCTAGAAGCAGATTGGAAAAAAGTTTATCACTTCCACCGTTCAATCTTGGTAAAACCAGATGAAGTACTTCAAGATAAAAATGGCAATATAAAGCCAATACCTACAGAACCAAATACTGTAAACTTAAAATCAACTTCTGGTAAAACAGATGATAGTAGACTTGCTCCAAAGAGCGTAGTCAAGGCAGTTCGTCAAGGTCCTAAAGGAAGAATTGTTGGAAAAGCAGATGCTCCAGATATTAATATTTCAGAACAAGATCTTGCTCGTAATTATCCAAGAGGAGTAAAAAGACTTGTAGACCCAGCGGGAGCAGTAGTTGCTGGAGCAAAGTCCTCTATAGCAGAAGCAAAGACAGTTGGAAGTACAATTGGAACAACGCTATCTCAATCTGCAGCAGCAGCATCTAGAACTGCCCTTTATGGCGGGGGATCAATAGATGCTGACGCTAAATCTGTACGCCGTCAAATGGAAAAGCGTCAAAGAGAAGAAGCAAGAACACAAGCAAAGATAACAGCATCAAGAACTAAACTATACGGCACTGGACCAATGGATGCAGATGCAAAGTCTTTGCGTCGTCAAGAAGAAAAAAGAACTAAATTAGCCAACTCTGTAGGATATCAAAAAAAGATTTTCCAGAGCCAACCTGCAGGACCAATGCAAGGCCCTCTATTGCCAAGTGGAAACTTTACTCCAACAAGACTTGATAAAGCCAAACTAAAGGCTGGATCAATGATAAGTAAAAGACAGCAAGCAAGAGCAGCAGGCAAGGGTGGAATGGGTATGGCTGGTGGACTTGGAGTTGCAGCAGGCGCAGCGATGGTTGGTTCTATGGCACCAGGCAAGGTTGGAGAAATTTCACAAAAAGTTATGATGCCTTTGATGGGTCTTTCTATGGTTCTTCCAATGTTAAAGAGTCCTATGGGCGCAGTTGCAGTTGGTTTGGCAGCAACCGTTGGATCATTTGTTGCTTTAAGAATGGCCTTTGATGCAGCAGCAAATAAAGTTTTAGAAGAAAATGAAAAATTTAGAGGATCTACTTCTGCTGTTAATGCTATAGCAAAGTTCAGCGGTAAAGTAACAGCGTCAGAACAGATGGATCTTAAGAGGAAAAACTCTTTCAATATGACCCCTTCAGCAACTGGAAAAACAACTTATGGAGAAGCATTTGTTCAAACAGAAGAAGGCAAGGGAATAACAAAAAGACTTGCAGAACAAAATGCTGCTGGAAAAGGTGGGCAAGCAGTTGGAGATTTGTCAAGCCAGTTAACTACTTCAGTTATGTCTGGCGCAATGGATATAAATCAAGCAAAAAGTTTAGCAATGAATGCTGCAAGACAAGCAGGAGATGTGTCTATGGGAATTAGAGTAATTGCTCAAATGGAAAAAGTGCTTGGACCTAATGGAGAAGACTTAGAAAAAAATCCTTTAAAGGTAAGAACTGATATGGTTGCAGAAAATAGTAAGAGAATGCAAGCAAGTGCTAAAAATGTAAACAACGCAGGAACAATGACAAAACTTGCTGGACAAAGTACTGTTCAAAAAGCAGGAATTGGAGCCGCTGCTTTAGGTGGAGCAGCACTTGGGGCAGCCATAGGAAGCGTAGTTCCAATTCTGGGTACCGCTGTTGGTGCCATTATTGGTGGTGGCATCGGCGCAGCAGCAGGAGCAATTGGAGGATATTTTGCAACAAAAAGATTTGCAAAACAAGCAGGAGCACTTGGAGCAGCCTATGCAGTAGATTCCAAGATCGCCATGGAACAAAACAAACAAATGCTAGATTCATTTGATATGTTCTACCAAAAGAAAATTGATCAACTAAAACTTCAAGGCAAAATTAATGAAGCAGAAGAAATGCAAACTAAGTATATTGGTGAAAGAGATAAATTAACAGCAGCACAAGGACAACTACAGGCAGACGTTGTAACACAATACAATGGCGCTGGCGCTATGCAAGAAGCAATGATGGGCGGTATGAAAAAGGCTGTTACTGCAAAATATAAAGACGATCCTAATCAGTTAGCATATATAGATGTTGTTGATCAGCAAGCAGCAAACCTAAGAAAAGATGGCCTTATTGACAGCGGACAAGAATTTTTAATTCAGGCAAAGATGGCAAGTGGAGATATACCTCCAGCAGTATTTAGAAGTCTTTTAGGTCTAGCAGCAGACAACAAAGATATTGCTCCAAAGATGATGAATATTATTACTAAGTTTAGCGGTGCAACTTCTGAGTCAATTGGTGTTGCAGCCCAAAACATTCTTGATTCTAAAGGCGTAGTTAATAAGACAGTACAGACCAAGTTTGTTACAAAGGTTGAAGCATTTGAAAAAGATTCAGATGCTCTTGATTTTACAAAAAATATGATTAAGTTAAACAACCTTAACGCAGTTATTCCATCTGATGTTCTGGTTAGTTACTATGTAGACCCAAAGAATAAAGAGCAATATGAAAAGTTAAACACAATGTTAGACAGCATTGAAGGAAACAAAGACCTAACTGCAGAAATTGTCTATAACATTATTCCAAACATTGAGGGCACTGCTGCTTTTGATGAAGCATACTTTAATACTCTAACAGAAGATCAGCAAAAGACTTACACACAGACTATTGCGTCTATAATTAATATTCCAGATCCAGAGATAGTAGCAACTCAAGACTTTATTGATTGGCAAAAATCTCCAACTACAATGATTCAAGGAAAAGCATATGGTGGAGCAGATTATGCATCACTTCCTATTGCAACACAAGTTGCTCACTACAAAGAAGATCAAGGATTTAAGGCTGTAACTGAAGGTGTTGCTGTAGACACAAAGGCTCCAACAGGAACAACTCCAACTGGCGGGGGAAGTAAGGTTCAGTCCTCACCCCTAGATGATCTAGTCAAAAAACTAAGGGATGTACGTAAGAACCAGATTAAGGTCACAGAGGGCTGGAGTGCCTCTCGTAAGGCTTTAGATGGCCTGTTTGGAGGCAAGAAGACCCTTGATGCTTTCAGCGGTATAGAGAATGATATAAGAAAGATAGGTGGAAGTGAAGACCTCATTTCTCTTATAGTTGGAATGGATCCAAAAGAGTATGAAAGCAAGAAGAGGTCTTTATTTGAGTTTGACAATAAGGATAACATTATTGGTTTAAAGAAGGATGCCAAAAACATTCAAGAAGCGTTAAACTCTATAGCAATGGGAGACTTTAATTCAAAGACAGAAGCAGAAACTAACGTGATTGAAGATCAAGCAATAGCCTTTGCCAAGTTGTCTTCTATAGGAGTTCCAGTTGCAGATGCTTACGCAATGGTTGAAAACGCTGGACTTGCTCAAGCAATTGCTATGGAAAAAAATTCAAAGTCAGTTGCTACTTTAGCAAAGAATTATAATGTTTTAACTAAGGCACAACTTAGATCAGCAGCGGTTAAGGGAGTAGGAACAGACATAGATCAATTCAAAAAAGATAGAACTAAAGAGGCAAGAATTAGAAAGAAATATAGTGCCTCAACTGCAAGAGCAATTAATTCTGATGAAAACTTAAGCCTGATGGAAACTGAAATTGGCACTCAGCAATCAAAAGTTAATAGTTTAATTAAAAAAGGTGCTGATAAAGAAGTTATTGCGACTGCACAGGCTGAGTTAAACAAGTTGATAACTGATTTTGATACAAGACTTAAACAGTTAAAAGGTACTATTGAATTTATGCAAGATATGTTTAATGACGGGTTTGGCAATGCAATGGAGGCTTTTGATGTTCAAGAAACAGCCCTTAATATTAAATTTAAATTAGATACAAAATCACAAGAAGATGTAATGAAAAAAGCACAAGAAGACATTGCATTAATTCAGTATAAAGTTGATGACAAAGAAGCAGCACTAAAGGCTATTGAAGACCAAGAGCAAAAGATTAATGACAAATATGACGAAAGAATTAAGGCTCTTGATGAAGTAGAAAAAGCCAATGCTGCTATTTCTAATCAGCAAAGGGGTCAACTAACACTTGCAGAAGCATTAACATCTGGAGACATCGCTGCAGCAGCACGAGCAGCGCAAGACATGCGAGCACAACAGGCAGCCGATGCGGTTACAAAGCAAAAGGATGCTATAGAGCAGTCCAGACAATATGAATTAGATGGAGTAACTGGAGTTGACAAAATGGGCAGTACCGACAAGTCTCTCTGGAAAACAAAAACTAGAAAAGAACTTGAAAAAGAAATTAAAACTCTTCAAGATGAAGTGTTTCAAATTGAAGAAGACAGAATTGAACCAGCACAAGAGTTTGTTCGTTTAAGACAAATACAACTAGACAAAGATATTGCAGGCCTTACTGTTCTTGGAAATACAAGAGATGCTTGGGAAAAGATTAAGAATGAAGTAGATCTTGCTATGATAAATAGCAACAAATTCATAGAGTCAATGAAACTTGCTCTTGCAACTGTTCCTGATTTAAAGGCAGCCTTTGCTGCTGAACAAACAGTTGGAAATGATCCAATCCTTGGATCTGCATACACTCCACCAACACCTGCAGAAGTTGTTGGTGCCCCAGCCTCAGAAACAAAACCAGCAGTAGCAACAGCAACAGTAGCAAAAGTTCCTGCAGCGAAACCACCTGCAGCGAAACCACCTGCAGCGAAACCACCTGCAGCGAAACCACCTGCAGTAAATAAACCAACGCCATCTAACTTTAACTATGGACAAAATAATGCACCAACCTTTAAGCCAGCAGTAGTCCCGCCATCAAGGACCACCCCACAAGGAGTATTAAGCAAACTTAAGGCAATCGGACTTATGTCTTCTGGTGGTATGGTTCCAAAATATTTTGCTGCTGGAGGATTTGCTAGAGGTACAGACATTGTTCCAGCAATGTTAACCCCAGGAGAGTTTATTATGAGCAAGTATGCTGTGGATTCTTACGGGGTAGATAATCTCAAAAAGATTAATAATGGTGATGCAACTGGCGCAGCAGTGTATAATAATACATATACATTAACAGTTAATGCAAGAACAGATGCTAATCCAAATGAAATTGCACAGGCAGTAATGTCAACAATCAAGCAAGTAGAAGATAGAAGAATTAGGGGGATTGGAATAAATGCCAGATAGTCCAGACCCAAGATTTACCTATATGCAGAGTCGCAAAAAGTATAATAGACCTAGTGGCATGCTTTGGTCTGAAAACTCTGGAACCCTGATAAATGGTTTGTACATCCCATACGGATTAGAAGTTGGTGCAGATCTGACAGATGCAAATCCAAACACTGTAGATCAGTTTTTAATGCTTACAGACGATAATAGATCTCCATTAGATTTTTCAGATGAGCGTATTGAAAAACGGGAGAGAATGATCAATGGCCGTATGAGATCATATCATACTGCAGATAAAATGAAACTTAGCACTAGTTGGAGCATGATTCCTTCACGATCACATGACCACAATCCTAATTTTAATACAACCACTGGAAAATCTTTATCAAAGTCATACACAACTGACTCTGGTGCTGGTGGAGCAGATATGCTTGAATGGTATGACTCACATAAAGGTTCTTTTTGGGTATTCCTTGCATACGACAGAAAAGATATTTTTAAAGGAACAGAAGATCCTTATGACCACCTTTCTCAATACAACCAAATTGTTGAGATGTTTATTTCTAGTTTTACCTATTCTGTAGAAAAAAGAGGAACTAATTTTGACTACTGGAATGTCTCAGTTACTTTGGAAGAGGTATAATGTTTGAAAATAAAGAACTGCAAAATTTTTTAGAAACTTCTTCTACCATAAAAAATAAATCAGTTATAACTGCTGAATGGAATATGAATGTTCCTACCAATATTAAGCATATAGGAAACTATAGGTATAGACCAACACAAACAGGATCAGCCTACTCATCTTTGCCTACCAGTTTTGATGTTAATGATACTGGAAGTTTTTATACTGGGGCAACAGATGCAGATGTTCTCGTAGATGGAATTTTTGATAATGATAATATTCCAACTACTCTATTAAATAAAAAAGAAAAATTGCAAACTCTGTATTCTCTAGAAGATTGCTTTGCACAGTTTAGACCAAGATCTGGAATTAACAAAGCAGCATTCTTTGAAAATAGGAAAGTTCATCATCCTAATTTATTTATGGCAGATAGACCTAGATATTATATGCCAGATAAAAATGACAAATTTAAATATTGGACATCATACAGAACAGAGGGTCGATATAAATATACATATAACGACGCATCTATTTCTTATGGATTTAATAAAACATTTATTGATAAAGATCAAAAAGAAAAAAATGGAGTAGCAGAAAATCTTTCTGAATATGGAATTGCATCAAAGGTTCGTGAATCACAATATTTAATAGAAGACGCTTGCCCTTTTGTTGTTTATAAAGAAAAAATTCCTACTAACAGGGTTGTAGTTAAAATGCAAACTCACATAGGAACAGAGAACCTTGGGCCATTTTCTTCTTCTACTGGCAGTACTGCGGATCCATTTTATGGAGAATTAAATAAAAAGACTCCAAGTAAGTGGAAGATTCAGTTTTTAAAAAATGGTAATTGGGAAAATATTATATCTTTTGACCCATCAGTTACAAGGAAAGATGGCTCATCAGTTATAAAAAGCGATGGCTATGTAGAGATTGCCTATGGGCTAGTTGTTCCAGATGAGTGGAGAAATACTTTTGTGCTTCAGGAAACCTATACAAACATAGCATTACTTCCTGAAAAATCTGTCTTTGGTTATGCTTACTTGATTAAGCAAAATGATACTGATATAGGAACTTTTCATATTTGGAATGGGACAGAGTATACAGTTCTTGCACCAAAGTATGGGTGGTATATCCAAGATGAAACAGTTGATAGGCTAACAAATTTTGTCACTGATGTTACTTCTCCAGATGTTTTTATTAAAACTATTGATAAAAAATTGCAATTTAGAGAGTTTGAATATATAAGCGGAATTAGGATTGTCGTTGACACAATGAACGCAAAAGATTCAACTTTTGATCTTATTGAAATTTCTCCAAGACTTGTCCTTAATATTTCTGATAAAACTTTAGACTATTCTATCAATAAAAGTGCTTCAGACCTAGGGTTATCGGGCCTACCAGTTGGTCAATTAATAGCCTCTAATGGTACTATAAATATTTTTGATCATGACCAGGCATTTAATTCTAATAACAAAGACAGCATTATTTCTAAATATATTTCAAGACACATTCAGTTTAAATTTTATGAAGTAATTGTTGATGTAGATGGGTGGGACTACTATGTACCAATTAAAACATTATATTCTGATGCATTTCCAAAACAAGATTTGATGACAAAGACTGTGTCTGTAGGACTAAGAGATCTTTACTGGTATCTTGAATCAATTACTGCACCAGAGATTTTAATGACAGAAGTTTCTGTTAGTTCTGCAGTATCTTTGCTATTAGACCATGTTGGGTTTTCTAACTATACATTTAAAAGAGTTGCAAATGAAAAAGAAATAATTATTCCATATTTTTTTGTTGCTCCAGAAAATAGCGTAGCCCAAGTACTTCAAGATTTGGCAGTATCAACACAAACAGCAATGTTTTTTGATGAGTATAACAATTTTGTAATGATGAGCAAAAACTATATAATGCCAACCGCAACAGAAAGACCAACTTCTTTTTCTTTAACTGGAACTAAAGACTCTACGCAATATGGTGAAATAAAAAACAAAACAAATAAACCAAAACTTGCAAATGTTATTTCTGTGTCAACTCAGGAAAATTCGGCATATAATGATGGAGCAATTAATTACAGTACAAGATATATACAGAGATCTATTGGATCTCTCAGACAGGCAAGTCTTGTAGATAACGAAAGATACTATACCTACAAGCCAGCACTGCTATGGGAAGTTTCTGGAACTCAAAACACAAAATCTATTAACAATGAAGTTGCAACACAGTCTGCCTATGTTCTTAGCGCAATACCTCTTAACTCAGATCTAAAAGCAGATGTTCCAATAGTTGCTAATAATATTTTAATTAATAATACATTTAGTTTAGGAGAAGCGGTATACTGGATTACAAGATATAATGGATATTTTTATTCGCAAGGTGAGATTATAAAGTATGATGCCGTTCAGTACAATGTTTCTGGATTTGGAAATGTTTGGATAACATCTACAGAAGACTATCAAAATTATTTTGCTAAACTTCCTTTTAATGGAAAGATATACCCAACGGGTCTTATTAGAATATATTCTGAACCAAAATATTTTGAAAAAGACGGGGTTGTTAAACTACAAAATGGAGAAGTACAAAAACATGGTCGTGGTCAGTTTGGAACTGCCATTGTTGCACACTCTGCTGGCATAGCAGACTACTGGAAATCAGATAACAACATTAAAGGCTGCTACATGTCATCAGAGTATTTGTTTAGCAAAGATTTAACCTTACCACCAACAACGGTTGCTTCATCTGGAAAGTTAACTAATTCTGGAGTGTCTTCTGACACTCTTGCAAAAACTTCTTCTAGAAGTGGAATTATTAAGAACTTTATGTCAACATCTTTTATAAAAGAAATTAGCACAGCAACAACTGTAGAAAGCGGGACTATTCAGTCTTCAGCACTATCTCTCACTGGACCAAATTTTACTACTAAAGAAAATCCAAGAGATTTCATATCATATGTCCATAAATCTTTAGAAGAAAACAAATATAAACACTTTGGTACAAGAATGAGAATTGTTGGTAAAATAGAAAACAGTTCGGATAGAGGTCAAACATCTAATGGGTCTGCAACATATTATGTTGTTAATGGAAGTACACCAGACAAGAATATAAATATTTCTGGTGGATCTGGTGGTCTTGCATTTATGTTAAATTCTACAACAAATGTCGGATACTATTTTGAAATTGCAGCGCTAGGAATGGGAAATTTATCTAAAGATGAAAGAGAGAGCGTAAGCAATGTTTTCTTTTATAAGGTTAAATCAGACAATGGAAAAGCAGTACCAGTCAAGTTGTGGGAAGGTCTTGGAGAAATAACAGTAGATGATGGAAAGTTTACTGGGCAGGCAAGAATTGTTGCTGAAGAAAATCCAACAGTATACGACCTTGCAGTTGAGTATCAAGATATAGGAAAAACAAGAAGATTTTATTTGTATTTAAATGGTAGCCTTATTAAAACAGTTGATGATCTAGACCCTCTACCAGTTTATTCTGGAATTGCTTTATTTTCAAGAGGCTCTTCAAGGATTATGTTTGAAAATGTTTATGCACTTTGTAATAACTATTCACAAAATACTACATTCTCTTTGGGTGCTCCAGTTAACTCAGTATTTGGAGACTCTGATATTGACGCAAATGAATCTTTTAGAAAGTATGCTTTAAGTGGTTTAATTCAAAATACATATCTTTCTGGAATAGGAACATCAGAAGCACCAAAGTATAATATATTTTTTGAAGAATTTGGAAGCATCATGAGGGAAGCAGCAACATTTAATTTTAAATATGATAAGGCTTTCCCAGCATTAACTGCAAAAATATCTCCAACATTTAACAAAATTAAAGGATATGTTGTTTCAGGGTTTAGAGCAGGATCTTACGGTGCAGAGTTTATGATATTTAATGCAACAGATACTGCAATAAGTTTAGACGAAACAACAGGTAACTATTTAAGAGTACAGGGAGTAACCTTTACCCAGCAATCAGAAAATAGACTAACAGTTGATGATTATTTTAATAAAAACAGTTTAACCTCAAACCCAGAGTTTGTTGCAGACAAATTAATTTCTAATCCATATAAATTTAAACAAGACTATCAAGACATAAAACTAAGCAGAATGACTTACGGTAAAAAAGATTTTTCTTTAAATGCACCATACATTCAGTCTTATGATGAAGCAAATAGTTTAATGAAGTGGCTTGTTGAAAAAATAACAAAGCCAAGAAAGTCTGTAGGTGTTAGAATATTTGCAATACCAACATTACAGTTAGGAGATATTGTTACACTAGACTATGAAGAAAATGGTATAAGTATGGCTTCGTCTCCCCTAAGTAGATTTGTTATATACAATATAGATTATTCTAAAAGTTCAGATGGACCAGAAATGACAGTATTTTTAAGTGAGGTAATTTAATGACAACACCAGCAACTCCAAATCTTCCAGATCCAAAAACAACAACAGACAATAAATCAATAAAAATTGCTACACCTGATTTAATTATTAAAGGTGATGAGGTTATGTCTATTGAGATAATGACAGATCTCATATTTGAAAATATTGGTGGGCGAGAACTTGCAACAATTTCTAGGCATGATTTGGTTAATGGTCAAGCAATCTCCTATAGCCCAATAAAAAATCTAACAGATCTTTATTTACAGTATAATCCAAACAATATGCTAAGTCTTCAGTCATCAGATTCATACTTTAAATCTCTTTCACTTTCTATCTTAGACCACCTGCCAAAATGCGGTACAGGCTATACCATATCAGCACCACCCCCACCAGAAAATAATCCAGGGTATGTTGAAAAAGATCTAACTAAGTGGATAAAGACTCCAAACTGTAAGTCAATATACGTAGATCCCATAACTGGAGATCTAGTGATTAACTTAATTAACTTAAAGGATGGCGAGCAGGCAGAGGTTCAAGTATTAACAAGTGGAGCAACCTTTAGTGATACAATATATACTGGAGGAAATTAATGATAACTAATATAGGTAAAAATATTTTAGCAAAGTACCTTGTAGGGCAAACACCATCGTATGCATCACATATAGCAGTAGGCTGTGGCCCTAAACCACTAGTGGCTGATAACACTACTACAATGCCAGACTATTCAAATAAGTCTTCTCTTGAATTTGAAATGTTTCGTGTGCCAATAATTTCCCGTGGATTTGTAGATGAGGGTGGGGTTTCAAAGGTTGTTCTAACAGCAGAACTTCCAACCCAAGAAAGATATGAAATTACAGAGGTAGGACTATTTTCTGCAGCATCTAATCCTTCTGCTGGAGCATTTGATAGTAAAAGTATTTATTCTTTTTCTGAAGGAGAGTCTTGGAAGTATTCTTCTCAAGGCAAAGAAATTCCCTCAATTTATGAACCACTAGATGATCGTGTTGTTAAAATAACAAATGCTACTACTGTTCCAAAAACTCCTTCAGGTTCTACTTTAACATATACTACAGATGTAGAGCATGGACTTACAGTGGGAACAAAAATATCTATATCTGGGATCACGCCAACAGTATTTAATCTTGCAGATGTTAGTATAGTTACGGTTCCAAATTCAACATCTTTTACAATTTCTTCCAATACCAGTATTACAGGAACATTTGTTTCTTCAGGATATTTAATTAATGATGTTGACACAAATATTATTAGTCAAGCATATCCAGTATTTCAAACAAATGCAGATAATAAAATTTTTACAAACTCAAACCGAGCCAACAGATATGAAAGGTGCAGGTTCCTAAATAACATTTTTGCAATATCTGGAAACAATGCAAACATTTCAATAGATTCAGGTGGCAACTTAACAGCAGCAGCAGGATCAAACTTTATACAACTAACAAATGCATCTGTTGACTTTAGTAAAAATTCTCCAACAGACGAGTTAAGACTTGCTTTTTCTGTTATTAACAAAGTCGGTTCAGCATCGACACTTCCAAAGTCTGTAAGAATTATAGTTGAATTTGCTTCTACAGGAACTTTTAAAAGTGGAAAATGGGCAACATTCGAAGCAGTTGTAAATGATACTGAAACTAATTTTGCAACCAATAGATATTTTGTTGTAAAGAAACAACTTCAGCAGTTACAGAAGAGTACTGAATTTTCCTGGTCAGAAATAAATACTGTAAGAATATATGCTTGTGTATTAAGAGAAGATGGCCTAACTCCAATTCCAACTTCTGACTTTTATGTTTGTTTAGACGGTCTTAGGCTTGAAAATGTTACAGCCAATAACTCTATATATGGATTGACTGGGTACTCGGTTATGAAAACTCCAGAAGCAAAAACAATTATTAAGTCAGCAAATACAACAAACTATATTGAATTTAGATTTGGTTTGGACGTGGTGTAATGGCAGATTCGGGAATAAAAAATATTATTGTAAAAAAAGAATTACTTGGTAAAGTAACTACAGAAAATGGAAGAATTGCAAGATTTAGATTGGTATCAGAAGACAAAAACAGGAAGTCTGCATGGTCTCAAATATTTGCAGTTAATTCTGAAATAGTCCAAGTCCTTCCAGGAGACATTAATGTTGTTGGTAATACAATCCTTGTAAACTGGTCCAAAGGATCTAAAACTTCTGCAGAAGAAAAGTACGATGTTTTTGCTTCATTTGATGGTGGAGACTACTCAAATGTAGGCATTGCAACTGGCACAAGTTATTCATTTTTAAAAACTGGGACTACTTCTGTAAAAGTATTAGTACAATTAGCATCTATAAATCCAACAGTAAAGCCTGCTCTCAAAATTTATGAATCTATAGTTAAGTCTCTGGTATAATTGTATTATGGCTATTTTACCTGTACCCGAAAGAGGACAACCGCTAGATGTTACATATATCTATCAGATTGTTAAGGCTGTTAATGATTTGTCTGAACAAATATCTCCAGGAGTATATAAATATGTCACCGTGGATACACCAACATCTGGAAAGCAAAGCGTAAAAGCCTCAGAAGCCCGTGTAATAGGTGGATATGTTCAGGTAACAACAAGTACAACACAAACTGCAGGATCATCTAAACCATTTTCTTATGCTTTTGGAACAGACTTTAAGTTTGCCCCAGTAGTTACAGCAACCCCAATTAATATTGGAAGCACTGATGCTGGAAAAGATGTTACGGTAACAATTAATAGTGTTTCAACTTCTAAAGTAGAAGGAACAGTTAAATTTAATACTGGTGGAGACACAAGCATTGGAATTAACCTAATCGTAGTTGGAATACCCAACTAATGATGTCGTGCAAAAAATGCAAAGGTAGAATGTTTATAGATAGGCAATATACGGAAATTAATCACCTGGAAGTATATTGCATGACTTGCGGAGTGAGAGTATTTTTTCATCCACCTAGCCACACTTTGGAGGGACAATGGTTACTAAAAAGGGAACTATTGAGAGCGAAAAATACAATGAGTTACCTGTAATACCAGGAAACAAAAAGGTTTGGTTTCTTAATGGAGACCTTGTTAGAACACATCACTACAATCACTCTAATGGAGTAATGTCTGTTTATAATATTACAAAAGATCAAATTGAAAGTTGTTTAATTAGTGATTTTAAAAATAAAAGAGAGCGAGCATATACAGTGGGTCAGACTGCTGATTTAGTTAACCGTCATAAAAAATATATGCCATCACTAATGAAACGAGGAGTCATCCCATTTCCAACTGGATCACAAAAAGGTGGGGCAAGAGGTTTTCAAGTAAGGTCATATTACTCGGAATCGCAAGTAAAAGAGATTCGTGATATACTTGCTTCATACCATATTGGTAGACCAAGAAAAGATAAATTAATAACAAATGATATTACGCCCAGCAAACAAGAGTTGACACGCAGAATGGGCGATGGTATACTTACTTATAGGAAAACAGAAGATGGTCGATTTGTTCCAATTTGGAATGAATCTATTTAACGAAGGGTATAAAATGGAAAACGAAGAGACAAAAGTATCTGTTACACTAGGATACACGCTTAACCTCGGTAACTTTCAATCACTAAGACTTGATCTTGGAGTTGTTGATTCAAAACGCAATGGAGAAAATATAGATCAGGCTTTTGAGCGTGTCTACAAGTTTGTTGAAGATAAACTTACAGATAAGATCAAGGAAGCACAAGAAGAGGCTGCCGAAGCATAATGGCCGAACGCAAAGACCGTATGGCTTTGCTTTCAAGATACAGCAAGTATCATACCGCAAGGTACGAATCAAAGCCATCTCTTAATTTAAATGTAGAGCAGTGGGCTTCTGATGCCCTTGTAGAGTCATATACACTGCCAGGATGCTACGATATACTTGAGTACTACTTTTCAGTTGCAGAGAATCCTTCTTGGAATTACTTTGCATATAATGCAGAAAAAATATTGCAGGCACAAAGAGATAAAGTTAAAGACATAGAGGAGCGCACAGAGCGCAGAAGACTAGCAAAGGAGTGGCTAAGTGAATAATGCAGAAGCAAAACTACTTACGGCTGTTTTAAGCGATAAGCAAATCCATGTTCTTCTTCAGGCTAATGTTGATAATCTTTTAAGAACTCACGGAGACATCTGGAATTTTATTAGGTTGTATTTTGAAAATAACTCTGTTCTTCCTCCAACAGAATTAGTTACTGAAAAGTTTAGAGACTTTGAGCCAGTGTCAGGTATCGGAGCAACCAAGCATCATCTTGAAGAACTTCAGGGAGAGTACCTTACCGACAGCCTTAAAGATATAATTAGATCTGCTGCAAGTGAGATCCAAAACAATAATGGAAACGGTGCCCTTAACGAACTAATAACAAAGACCTCAGAATTAAAAAAGAATACTTCTGCTATTCGTGATATTGATGTAACGGATCTTGAGTCTGCTATTGCATATTTTGAAAATGTTAAGAAACAACAAGCGCTAGGACTTTCTGGAATCAAAACAGGTCTTCCAGGGTTTGACAACTATCTTCCTTCTGGAATTATGCCAGGACAACTTGGAGTGTTTCTTGCTTATCCAGGAATTGGAAAGTCGTGGCTTGCACTTTACTTTGCTGTTCAAGCATGGAAGCAAGGAAAGTCCCCAATGGTAATCTCTCTTGAAATGTCTGAGACTGAAGTTCGTAATCGTGTGTTTACTATTATGGGTGAAGGTAGATGGTCTCACAGGAAGATTAGCAATGGTGAGATTGAAATTGACATGCTAAAGGAATGGCATGCAAAGAATCTTGCAGGAAAGCCAGAATTCCACATCATATCAAATGATAGTGGCGGAGAAATCAACCCTTCTGTTCTTCGTGGAAAGATTGATCAGTACAAGCCAGATTTTGTGATCGTTGACTACCTTCAGTTGATGGCTCCTAACCAGAAGTCAGACAATGAAACGGTACGAATGAAGAACCTCTCAAGAGAATTAAAACTAATGGCTATTGGTGAAGAAGTTCCAATTATTGCAATTTCATCTGCAACACCTGACGATGCCAACGACCTAAACAGTGTTCCAACACTTGGTCAAACATCCTGGTCTAGACAGATTGCTTATGATGCTGATTGGGTGCTTGCATTGGGCCGTGGAACAAACAGTGATATCATTGAATGTGCATTCCGTAAAAACCGTAATGGATTTATGGGAGATTTCCTAGTCCAGTGTGACTTTGACAAGGGATATTATAGATATAAAGACTTTGAAGATAAGTAGTTATAATATGGTATGTCAGAAAAGAATGCTACCACTCATAAGTCTTATCATCATAAGTCGATTAAGCGTTTTTGCCTTGACGGAGTAATCTATGACGATTCAATGATCGGAAGACTCAAACAAGAGTATATAAGATTATTGATATCAGAAATGAAATTAAGTGGGTATGTGCCAAGAATTGATCTTGACCCAGACTTCACAATAAGGTATAATGATATAAAGAACTATTTTGAATTTGAACTATCGATACATGCAGTTTACGCAGGGAAAAGGAAAAGCGAATGGATAGCAGGAATAGACGGAGCCAATCCCATCTTTATTCAGCAGACCAAGTCAAGCGAGTACTTACAGGATCGGGTATTACCGTAGAGTCTGAACTTGATGCAGACTTCATGATCTTTTGTCCATTTCACAATAATCACAGAACCCCAGCAGGAGAAGTACAAAAAGGAAGCGGAATGTTCTTTTGTTTTTCTTGCCAAAAATCTGCAGACCTAATAGAACTAGTTATGCATACTTCTGGTAGAACATATTTTGAATCTGCAAGGTTTATAAAGAGTAAAGAGAAGTTAACTAATATTACTACAGAGATTGACAAAGTCCTTGTAAAAGAAGAAGTTTATAAAACATTTGATGAACTTATTATTAAAAGATTACACAATGGGTTAGTCGGTTCAGAAAGAGCAAGAAATTATTTTACATACAGAAAAATTGAAAAGCCTTCTTGCATAAAATTCTCATTGGGTTATTCAGAAAAGCAAGACATGGTAACCGTTCCAGTTCATAGTCCAGATGGGATCCCTTTAGGATTTGTTGGTAGGTCTATTGAAGGAAAAGATTTTAAGAATACTCCAGGACTTCCAAAAAGTAAAACACTGTTTAACCTGCATAGAGTTAAGAAATCTGATAGAGTGTATGTAGTAGAGTCTTCGTTTGATGCTATCAGACTTGACCAGGTAGGACTCCCAGCAGTAGCAACACTTGGTGCAAACGTATCAAGTACACAAATAGAATTGCTTCAGAAGTATTTCAATAACATTATTGTTATTGCTGATAATGATGAGGCAGGAGGAAACATGAAAGATAGGATAGTTGAAAAACTTTCTACTCGTGTTTCTGTTATTAAACTAAACAATCAGTATAAGGATATTGGAGATATGCCAGATGAAGAACTTAAGAATTTAGAGTTCCAGTTTGACAAATCTATATCTCTTATGCTAAACTAATATAACAAACAAAGGAGAAATATATGAGCGTAGTAAAGGGACTCAAGAACATTAATGCCCTGCTCGACAAGCCAAAGTATGAAAACGACGGGCCAAAGTTAAAGTGGCTAAAACTCGCTGATGGACAATCAGTTAAGATTCGATTTATCGAAGAACTTGATGAAGACTCAGCAAACTATAATGAAAATCGTGGACTAGCACTAGTTGTTAAGGAACACGTAAACCCAAAGGACTACAAGCGTAAGGCTGTAGATACAATGGAATCAGAAGGTCGTGACTGGGCAGAAGAAATGCACCGTAAGGATCCAAAGGCTGGATGGCGTGGCCGTCTTCGTTTCTATTGCAATGTCCTAGTTGACGATGGTATCGAAGCACCATATGTTGCAATTTGGTCAATGGGTATCAGCAAGCAGTCATCATTCAACACAATTCGTGAGTATGCTCTTGAAACAGGAAGCATCTCAAACGTACTATGGAAGTTAAAGCGTAATGGTCAGGGAACTGAAACCAATTACACACTTATTCCATCTGCACCAGATAAGGAACCATTTGATTGGAAGGCCATAGAGCCTTATCCTCTTGAGTCAGCACTCAAGAAGATTCCTTATGCAGAACAAGAAGCGTTCTATTTGGGCTTTGATGGCCCATCTGCCACCTCAGCAACTAACGCTGATTGGTAATATGAACTACGTAGGCTTACATGTCCATACCCATTTTAGTTTATTTGATGGGATTGCTACTCCAGAAGAATATGTTGACCGTGCAGTTGAGTTAGGGATGCCAGCAATTGCCATCACTGACCACGGTACTTTGTCTGGGCATAGGGAACTGCACCGTATTGCAAAAGCAAAGGGCATTAAGCCAATTCTAGGTCTAGAAGGATACATGTGTGCAGACATATCTGATACACGAGATAAGTCTGAAAGAGAAGGTCAACAAGATCTTGTCTACAACCACATTATCCTTCTAGCCAAGAATCAAATTGGTTTGGAAAACCTTAACAAGATTAGTGAACTATCGTGGACAGATGGTTTCTTTAAGAAGCCAAGATTTGACTTTACGATTCTTGAAAAGTATAAAGAAGGAATTATAGTAACCTCTGCTTGTCCAAGTAGTGTACTTGTAAAGGCATTAGAGGAAGAAGAGTTTGCTCTTGCTAAGAAATACATATCTTGGTTTAAGGAACGCTTTGAAGATGACTACTACATTGAAGTCATGCCTCACAACGAAGCACACATTAACAAATATTTAATTGAACTAGCAGATGAGTTTGGAATCAAAGTTGTTGTAACACCAGACTGCCACCATGTTGATCCGTCGCAAAAAGAAGTTCAAGAGTTTAAGTTGCTCATGAACACACACGGCAAGTTCGTAAAAGATGCAACATATGAAAAGTCAAAGAAAAAAGGCAACATGATGGAACGCCTTGACTATCTTTATGGCGAAGACCGTCAGATAACATTTAATAAGTTTGATATCCACCTACTATCATACGAAGAGATCAAGGCAGCCATGGAATCGCAGGGTATTGATCGACCAGACATCTACTCAAACACACTCTTATTAGCAGAGACAGTAGGAGACTATGGCATTCAAGAAGGACTAAACCTTCTTCCAGTACAGTACAAGAGTCCTGATAAAGAACTTGCCAAGGTTGCGCTTGAAGGTTTGGCAGAGCGAGGTTTGTCAGAAAACCAAGAGTACCTTGATAGACTTGAAGAAGAATTACAGATTATTAAGGACAAGAAGTTTGCCCCATACTTCCTTGTTGTAAGTAACATGATTAACTGGGCTAAGAAGGAAGAGATTATGGTTGGGCCAGGTCGTGGATCATCTGCTGGTTCTCTTGTCTGTTATGCATTAAAGATTACAGATATTGATCCTATTGAACACAATCTTTTGTTCTTCCGATTTATTAATCCAGAGCGTAACGACTTTCCAGATATCGATACAGATATTCAGGATACTCGTCGTGAAGAAGTTAAAGATTATCTTGTTAGACAGTATCGACATGTTGCATCTATTGCTACATTCTTACAGTTTACTGGAAAAGGAATTGTAAGAGATGTTGCACGAGTACTAAACATACCTCTTTCAGATGTTAATAAAGTACTAAAGACCGTAGACACTTGGGATGACTTCTGCACATCTAAATCAACACGAGAGTTTCGTGAGAAGTATCCAGAGGTAGAGGTTTATGGAGAACAACTTCGTGGTCGAATCCGTGGAACAGGCATTCACGCAGCAGGTGTTGTAACTGCAAAGGAACCAATTTTTAGATATGCACCACTTGAAACAAGATCATCTACTGGATCTGATGAAAGAATTCCTGTAGTTGGTGTTGACATGGAGGAGGCTGAAAGAATTGGTTTAATTAAGATTGATGCTTTGGGTCTTAAAACTTTGTCTGTTCTTAAGAATACAATCGACATAATCAAAGAGCGAGATGGCAAGAAGATTGACCTTCTCAAGATCAAGATGGATGATGCAAATGTATATCAGATGTTATCAGACGGACACACAAAAGGTGTGTTCCAGTGTGAAGCAGCACCATACACAAACCTTCTTATTAAGATGGGCGTTAAAAACTTAAACGAACTCGCAGCATCAAACGCTCTTGTTCGGCCAGGTGCAATGAATACTATTGGAAAGGATTATGTTGATCGTAAACATGGTCGTCAAAATATATCTTACACACACCAAGTACTAAAGGAATTTACGGAGGACACTTATGGCTGTATTCTTTACCAGGAACAAGTTATGCAAGCATGCGTACACCTTGGCGGTATGTCCATGTCGGAAGCAGATAAAGTTAGAAAGATCATTGGAAAGAAAAAAGATGCTAAAGAATTTGATCAGTTTAAAGAGAAGTTCGTAGAGGGTGCATCTAAGTTCATCTCTCCAAACCTTGCTCGTGATCTTTGGCATGACTTTGAGGCTCACGCAGGGTACTCATTCAATAAGTCTCACGCAGTAGCATACTCAACGCTATCATATTGGACAGCATGGCTAAAGTATTATTACCCACTTGAGTTTATGTACTCAGTGCTAAAGAATGAAAAGGACAAAGATGCGAGAACTGAATATCTTATTGAAGCAAAAAGAATGGGCATTAGCGTTAAGTTACCTCACATTAACGATTCGGATATCGATTTTAAAATTGAGGGTAAAGGCATTAGGTTTGGACTCAGTGCTATCAAGTTCATATCTGACAAGATTGGTGAACGATACATATCGGCACGACCATTCCGTTCGTACAAAGAACTTGAAGAATTTACATTTACCAAGGGTAACGGAGTAAATAGTCGTGCACTTCAAGCACTAAGAGTTATTGGTGCTGCAACCTTTAATGATAATCCTAGAAATGATCAGGAAATTAAAGAGAATCTATATGAGTACTTAAACCTTCCAGAGTTTAATATTACAATACCTTCTCATTACTACGCCTTTATTCAGGATATTGTTGACTTTGAGGAAAAGGGATCATACATTTTTATGGGTATGGTAAAATCAATTAAGCGAGGAACAGGATGGTCACGAGTTGAAGTTTTGGACAAAACTGGCAGTGTCGGTATATTTGATGATGAGAATACGACTATTGAGACAGGTCGTTCTTATCTGCTTCTTTGTAATGATAACAGGATTGTATCTTTCATTCCATCTGACGAAATAAAAGAATCGTCTCATGCGCTTGTGAAGTTCTTAAGTTATAAGCAACTACCATACAAGGATGATGAGATGTTTGTAGTTTCATTTAAACCAAGGATTACAAAGACAGGAAAGAAGATGGCATCTCTTACGCTTGCAGATACAAGCAGAGACCTTCACTCTATCACTGTTTTTCCTACATCGTTTGCAAAGGCGTATATGAATATTGAAGAAGGAAAATCTTACAAGTTTGATTTTGGAAAGACAAAAGACGGAACAGTAACATTGGAGGATGTACATGTCGGTTAGTATAGAAGAAGCGTTAGCACAACTTGATCCTAAGTTGAGAAAAAGATTAGGCAGTGGAGTTGGTGTCAACTATGAGTATCAGCCCACCCCTAGTTTTGGCTTAAACCGTGCTCTGGGAGGCGGACTGCCTTACGGTAGACAAGTACTTATATGGGGCTCAAAGTCCTCTGCAAAGTCTTCTATGTGCCTTCAGATGATTGCCCTAGCCCAAGCAGAGGGAAAACTGTGTGCTTGGATTGACTCGGAAATGTCATACTCTGAAGACTGGGCTAGAACTCTTGGGGTAGATCCAGAAAAACTAATCTACTCACAAGCAAGGACGATTAGTGATATGGTAGATGTAGGCGTTGGATTAATGAACGCTGGCGTTGACTTAATCGTGGTAGACTCTATTACATCAATGCTTCCAGCAATCTATTTTGAAAAAGATACAGATGAAATGAAGGCATTAGAAAATACCAAACAGATTGGAGCAGAGTCTCGTGACTTTAGTAACGCATGGAAAATGCTTAATTATGCTAACAACAAAGTTAAGCCTACTCTTCTTGTTCTTATTTCCCAGTCTCGTAATAATATTAACGCTATGTATACTAGCCAGCAGCCTTCTGGTGGTCAGGCTACTAAGTTTTATTCTTCTTGCATTGTTAAGTTATTTAGTTCCGAGTCCGACAATCAAGCGATTAAAGGAAAAATTAAGGTAGGAGACAAATTAATTGAAGAAAAAGTTGGTAGAACTATTAAGTGGGAACTCCAGTTCTCCAAAACCTCTCCAGGGTTCCAGTCTGGTGAGTATGATTTTTATTTTAGAGGTGACGATATTGGTCTTGATACCATTGGTGATTTGGTTACTACCGCAGAACTAAATGGTATTGT